CTTGTCTGCTTCTTGAAAATACTTTTCAGCTACAATGTACTGATCGCCGCTTGTGCCTAAATCATATAATTCAGCCGGGGCAATCTGGTAAAAATCATCTACCACTTCCGGCATGTAAAGCTTAATGTATTTCTCGTACTGCGGTACGTCTGCATCAGAAGCAAACACACAATCATAGAAACATACATTCATCAGATTAACCGGTGACAAGGCCACAACCTCTAATCTAACAAGAGTACTTGGTGTATCGCCTTCTTGCCACTCCGGATATGTAATGTTTCCCTTAAATGTCCTAAAGGACCTATAATCAACTACTTCCTCTGTCTCAGGGAAGAAATCTTTTACTTCCGTATCGCCTACATAAAGCTTACAAGAAACAGGCTTTCCGGAAAGTTTGAAGTAGTAAGACTTGGCGCCATCTGCTGATATACTCCATACATCATTTACTACGGAATATGTCTTAAATGTTTCCTTGCCCAGCATATTATCGAAAGGATAATTGACATACTGATATTCTTTGATAATGAACTTTCCAGCAGTAGTAAGAAGCTGTAGTGCCTCATTACATGTAGCTGGCATTGCATTGATATACTCTATCGTTGAAAGGTCTGTAGGTATATCTGTTGTACTGCCAGATATGGAAAACATTTTCTGTAAAGTTGTATATTTAATATCCTTCCACGTAGTCATTTATGCCTTCTTTCTGCCACGCCTTGCCTTGGTTTCCTTTACTTCTTCCTCAAATGTTGGTACAAATACCGGTTCAGGGCCTACTTCCTTAAAAGCGTAATTGCCGCCATCAATAAGCGCGGTTACTTCAAAGGTTTTCCCGTCCTTCTTAAATCTTTCACCTACAAACATAATTTCTCCTTTAAATATGGGGGCCAGTTTCCCAGCCCCCGGTTACTAGGCGTTTCCGCCGTTCATTATTAGTATGATACTGCGTCGTCAAGAGCTGTGCCGGCTGCAGATGCACCGATCATCATTACATGACGCCAGTTAGGGAATGTGATAGACATACGAGCAAAGCCGTTGTATGTAAGGTTTCTGCTGTGTACATCTACGTCTGAGCTGATATCCAGCTTTGTTCTGTCGTAGAACTTTGTTCCCTGAAGTGCCCTCATTGCCTCTGAAGACAGAAGGATAACAGGATGGTTGTACTGTGAAATTGAAGGTGTCCACTCAGGGTCAACTACCATCTTCCACTTACCACGCTGTGTGTTGATATCGTTGTAGTTGCTGCCTACTTCTCCGTCTGATCCGATAACTCTCTTTACGAAATCCTCATACTCAGGATCGTTGCCGGGAAGAACGATTGTATCAGGTGTGAAGCCGAGTACGTTTCCTCTATCATCCTTGAAGTTTCTCATTCTGTTTGCAGCCTTGTTAAGGACTGTAGCTGTGTTTCCAAGAACGTCTGAGTAGTAGTTGGAAAGTGTGATAGAATCAACGCCCTTAAGAGGATGTGCTTCATTGAAGAGTGCAAGGCCATCAGCGGTAGTAACATCTACTGTTGATCCGTTGAAGGAAATAGAAGTTGTAGCGCCAACAGCGTTTGTGATTGCCTGTGTAGCAAGGCGCGCTCTTGTTCTCTTGTAAGCCTGAACAAGGTTGATTGTCTTTGCCTTTGCATCATCCAGCATGTTATCGTCCTTAAGCTCCTTAGAAATCTCTACTTCAAGAGCAAAGGTATCATGCTGTACGAACTTCTCGTAACCCTGCTGGAAAGCGTCCTGAGTTGCGTTAGCACCCTCATTCTTCTTCTGGAAGTCACCAAGTCCGCCCATGGTGATGGACTTCTCACCCCAGCGCTTTGAGGTCTTCTCAATGCAAAGTGCAGATACGATATCATCATATTTATTTCTCTGGGCTTCTGAATCATAAATTACAGAATCAAGAAGGGTTGCCCACTCGTCCCATTCTCTATTGTTTGCAAGGCCGCTTGACCTTCTGATAACAACTGACATAATTTAGTCCTCCTATTGTCTGTTTTTGATCGTGTTGTTGTAGAGAGCCTTAAGCTCTTTCATGCTCTTTTCCGGGAACCATTCTTTGTACTGGTTAACCAGATTAGCCGGGATGTCTTCTTCACTGTCGTTGACATTGATAGAAGCTCCTGTCGCAAGATGGTTTTTCCCTTTTACCTGATTGATTGTTGCCTGTTTTGCAGCGGCTTCCCTTGTTCCGGAAAGCTTGTCAAAGTTAACAATCTTATAAGCATCTACTAAACTCATGCCCTGAGCTACTTTCTCAGCCATAAGAGGCATTGAAGGATCACTTAATATGTCCTCTACCCCATTAAGGGATGGGTCCAATGCAAGAATCTCTTTATAATCAGCCTCTAATTTCTGCTGTGCCCTGAAGGAGTTTAGCTCTGCTGTTGCAGCCTGGGCCTGTCTTACTGCCGGGGAATTAGCAATCAGATTGTCAATCATGTTGGGATCAATACCACTCTGCTGCATCTGTTCCCTTGCATTAGCTCTTTCCTGTGCTGCCATTGCCTCGTAATAGTCTCTTGCACTTCTTATGGGCTGGCCTGTCTCAGGATTTTTGAACTGTCCAAACTGCCTAGCAAACATAGCGTCTGTATCTGCAAGCTGCTGATTAGCTGCCTGAAGCTGGCGCCTCATGTTTGCAAATGCGGCGTTGGTTTCCGGTGACTGTGTTTGAGGTTCGGCGGCTTCCTCGTTTTCGCCTGTTTCAGCCTCGTTTCCTTCGCCTTCTTCTACGGACTGCTCGGCGACTTCAGTCTCTGTTGCGCCTTCGCTTGCTTCGCCATCCTCTCCAAAGAACTGAAGGTTATAAGCTAACAAGCCGTTTTCAAACTTCTTCATATTCAATTCCTTTCTTTCGTGGATTTTTGCCCTTTTCCATGGGAATTTAAGGTATAAAAAAAGAACGATTACTCGTTCTCAACCTCCGCATTGGAGTCTTCCACTAGATTGCCTAGCGGGATGTACTGTGTTTTTACGTCTTTGCCAAAGTTTTTACAGTTTTTATTCCGGCATGTAAGTATCTGCTTTGCATATATCTGTCCGGCATTGGCAACGTAACTTGTGGATTTTATTCTCATTTCCGTGTTACATAACGGGCATTTCATTTGGTATGACCTCCTGTGGCATCATCTGTTTCTGCTGGTTTATTCTCTCTTCCACAAGGTTAAGAATTACTGAAGCATTTGGATATCCATTTGCCTTCATAATTGTCCAATAAGCTCTTGCTGTCTCTAAATCTCCAACAGGACCAAAAGCACCTGACTGTAGTTTCATGTCGGTCTGGTTCCACATTGCTTCCCTATTCTGCATCAGTGTGGATGTTGGGTCTGTCTCAAAAATAAACTCATCATCCCAGTAGAACTCTCCGGCAGCATCAAGCCTTAAGAACTCTTTTCTATCAAGTGAGTCATGCATTGCACTTCCATCTGAATTTGTGGATGTTATCTCACTTGGGCTATCTGAAAATGCAAGCCAGAACTTGAACATAATCTCATATAGCTGTGCATATGCTTCATTCTTAAGTGTTCTCTTAGAATCCAAACGTCCGGCAGCCTGATTGATTGCATACTGCTTCGCTGTTCCGGATGTGGCTGAAGCATCATATTTACCCTGGTAAGAGTCTGTAATTCCCAGTGAAGACTTGGCCCATGAGTAGTTGATTTCAAGGTAATTCTGGTCGTTCTGCACATTTGGCTGAAGGTTTATCGTATCAATAAGCTGCTTCTGTGCCGGATTTTCCAGCCTCAAAATGTTAAGGTCTTCTCCGTCCTTCTCTATATCTACGTCTTTTGGAAGAGTAACGTATGATCCGCCTTTTAACAGCTTTTCATTGATCTTGGTTCCCAGCTTCTTAATGGTGTCTTGCTGGTCTATGATAACGTCTACATCACTACCGCCCAGCAGTCTATTTTGGGCTGTAATGTTCTTTCTAAGCACGATTGGATAAATATTAGGTCTGTAGTAAGGAATCTTCTTTTTGGTGTGTTCTATCGTCATTTGAGGCTGTCCGTATTCATCCAGAATAGGATTTCCCATCTCATCAAGCATTGGTACTTCTTCCGGTCCGCCTACCATTCTTGAACCGCCAGTGCTTACCTTTACCTCTATGGCATCTACTGTTTCCTCGTACTCATCCTTTTTCTTTTCGGCTTTCTTGGAACCGCACTCAGGACACACGCCATTTATCATTGTGGCCCCGCATTTAGCGCATTTATCAAGATACCTGGCCTCATACTCGTCAAGGTCCAAAAGCTTCACATAATCGCACCAAACAAAAATGCCAACTCCGCCATCATCATTCCGATAAAAAGCAGTGTTGACAGTTACAAGGTCTTCATTGCTCTTTGCACCTTCGATATCGTCTGTCATATACTCTTCAGTATTGTGACATTCTGAAACATCCTCGCCATAGACTCTTTTTACAGTCTTCTTTGTCATGGTCTCCTGAATGAAGAAATAATCCATTTCATCAAAGTCTATAACGCCCATCTGAGGAATAACTTTCTTAGGATGAAGCTCTGATACCTTTAAGTCTCCGATCTCAGAATGAAGGCCCCTTGTCTGGTCCCACTCAACACGAACAAAATCACCTCCAACAATAGGTACTGTTCGCTCTTCCGCGTCATTCATGAGTACTAAGCCGCAAGTTTTTACCTTGTTTTCAAGGAATTTCTCGATTTTCTTCGCTAATTCGTCGTCTTCCGGATGAATTGCCCTTATTTTTGGCATTGGAATTGATGAATCTACCTGAGACTCTATCAGCTCATAGACAATATTACGCACGTTTGTGGCTAGTTTTGTCGGATCAGTGCCCCTATTTGCGTCCGGCTGAAGTTTTCTTGTACCTTCGTAGTAGTCTTGGTACTTTTTCATGTCCTTTAGCTCTTTTTCATACTGGGCGCGGGCATCATCAAGTCTTTTCTGCCACTTCTGTACGTCTTTTGGCGTTTCTACGCTTTTAAACATTCTCTTTATCCTCTCAAACATCAGTAAGGCTCTCCCCATATGCTAACAAGGTACTTCCGATCTTCCTTACTAGCGTTTCTGTAGTCTTCCCACTGGTCCGGTCGCCACTTCCTACGCTTTATCTCCTTGGCAACATGGCCTCCATGGGTCCAATAAACTGCAAAGTAGCGCGCGGCATCACAACTATGCGTGTACTGGTGTGGGTCCTTCGCATATACATCTGGTTTTTTCTCGTCTCTTTGTATCTTCTTAAGTGAATTTAGAAGGTTTGGAGCGCAGTTATGATAAATCGTCAACTTAGACTTCTGCCCTTCTCCATGTCTCAATATCTCCTTCAAGGCAATACAACCAGCCTTCATGTCATTATTGACTTTTGTAAGGTTTAAACCGCACTCTCCAAACAAAATAGCCCTTGATTTACCTGTTTCCTGTGACCTATTCCATAAATCAGGAGGTGCAAGATACTGTTCAACCTTATGTATGTAGTCTCTCTCTACAAGTTCCTCAGTAGTCTTCAAAATAAGGTCTGCTGCAACGCTTATGATCTTGTCCGGCTCATGTATCTCATGGATAATCTGTGAATTACCAAAAGCGTCTCTCAATATCCAATACGCCGCCAGCATATCAAGGCCATAGTCCATAGCAACATAGCAAACTGTATTCTGAGTAAGCAAATCCTCGCTCAAAATAGAGTTTTCTGATACTTCTTCAAAGAATCTACCACCTGGAACCTCTAAAGCCTCTTCTACTGTTGCTGGGTACTCAGCCCACATAGCGGCTTTTCCAGACAACTTAAGTGTGTTATCGTACCACTCCTGAGTACGTGATGGATCGGCATACCAAGGAATGAATATCTTATGAAACCCATTGTCCGGCGTAGTGTATAGCTCCTCAAACAATGAACCTCTCTGTATGGTCGATACTCCTATAACTTGACCGGACAAGGGTCTGTTTACTACCGGAAGGGCCGCTGTCCAGATTGAACGGTCAAACTGCTGGAAAGCCCACTCATCAAATATAATTAAATCCGCTGTAAAGGAACGTGCGGCGTTTTCACCACTGGCAAAGCACTGAAATGTACTATCACTCTTTCCAGGAAAATGAATCGTAACAGACAAAGCGTTCCATTCGAACCAAGCTCCGTCCCATCCGTTCTTATCAATCTTTTCCCTGATTAAAAACCTCATGTTCCGCAGAATTAAAACTGTCCTACGGATAAGTTCTTTTGCTTCTGTCTCTGACTTTGAAAGTCCAATGACTGATCTTCCGGTATGGCATAATAAAAGCCACACAGCGTAGTGTAGTACCAACCATGAGATACCTAGCTGTCTGGCCTTCAAAATAATAGTCCATTTATGACTTACCATATCCTTTAAAGCGTCTTTTTGCTCTTTCCATAGCTTAAAGGGTACAATTATCTCTGGCGCATTTCTGTCCTCGATATGGCCGTATTCCTCAACAAAATACGTTATATGCTGAGAACAATACTCTATTTCGTTTTGTCTTAAATCATTCAGTAGGCTCACTTAACTGCTCCACTACCGCATCTATTAACTGCTGGACTGTTACGCCCTTATTCTTTGCGACTATCCGTAAACCACTCAGGTCAAGTCCGCCGCCAATCTGAATACGCCCTTCAATGAGTTTATCTATCAGCACTCTTACGGCCTCAACCTCACTCATGCGGTTATCTTCTGCAATTCTCTGTAGCTTCTCTCTCTGATAGTCGTTTAGTCTTATGCCTAGCACTGTGGTCTTCATTTAATCTTTCCCTGTTCCAAGAGGTTTTGATACAGATACATGAGGTCGATTAGCTTTCCATTGGCATTGTTATTTTTGTCTATATAATCCACTTCTGGTCTGTTTACACCCATCTTCGCAAGCTGTGTTAGCTGCGCCGGTGAAAGCATATTATAATTTACCACTTCGCCCAGGTATGGGTCCCAGTTAGCATCATATCTGATATCCTGTTCGCCAGGATTGTGCCAACTTCCATTTTTCTGAGCAAACATATCATCACGGATCGTATCTCCATAGCGCTTATCTGTGCTTAGGTCTCTTATTATCTGCTGAGTGTTCTTATAATCACGCTGCTTTTCATACTCCGCAAGCAAATATGTATCTGGGTCCCACTCATCCTGAAATCCCCAAGGCTCATCTTCGTAGTCTACCCACCAATCATTTGAATCACCGGTGATGTTCTTCTGTCTACTTACGGCCCTATCTCTGAAATCTTCCAAAATACCAGGGTACATACCATTCAAAATCTGCTGTGGGTTAATCTGAGGTTTCTGATCTATGACCGGTATCTCTTGTGGCTCTACTGTCTGTGGCCCACGCTCCCAATAGTTATATGTTTCAGGAGTGTGTTTATCCACTAGCCTTGGATTTTTAATCGAAAACATATCATCTGACAAGGTATTACCATATCTCTCACCAGTGATATCGTATCTTGGCTTATTGGCAAGCTCATTAGAAATTGTATCTGCTAAAACCTGTTGGCTGGCTTTTGCGTCTTTCTCTGCTTGTGTTATATATCCACTCATGGCACTCCAAGGTGCTGGGTTCCCAATTCCATAAGGTTTGAAGTTTTCCATTTCCAAAGGATTCATCATAGCTCTATCCTCCAAAAAATTACCCTTGAAGCTGTGACACTCCAAGGGCAAGAGGTAAAAAACATGTTGGCAAGAATCATGTTATTTTGCATTGGTTAAATCTATCGCCTTTAAGACGACTTCCATCAGGTCTTTTATGTTGTGGTCTCTTAGATATCCCACTATGTTAGCAAACAATTCTTCATTCGTCATATCTTAAAAAACATCAATGTGGCTTAAAATGGCTTCAATCTCAGTACCCATCTGGGCTAAGGTCTATTTTTGTGTCAAAATCGGTTTTATAAAACCCCGTGTTTTTTCTGACCTCATGTTAAAAAAGGTCAAGGATTTTGGTGTTAACAGGGTCAAAAATTTTAAAAATTTTGGAATAGGCATTTGGAGTCCCGCGGCGGAGTCGGCGGCCTGGGTGCAGTGGGGGGAGTGCCTACCCTCCAGCCCTACCCTATACCCTACTGTCTAGCCGGATCGCCCCACCTCTATGCGGTGATTCTATTCTCTCTTCTCTCACTTCATCATGTTTGGCTATTGGCTTTCAACTATTCGCAAAACATCTGTTTTTAGAATAGTTAAATGATCCGGTTAAAAGCCTTCAAACATAGATGGTTACTGGCTTTCCAGGCTTTTTGGCTATCGGCTTTTGGCTTTTCTTTTGCCCTTATTCACCATCAACTACTATATCTTGTGCCTTAGTCCTATTAAGTATTCTCTCTATCTGCGCTCTATCTTCCGGCGTTATTGTTTCCACTTCTGCGCTTATCTTCTCTGTGGGCTTCTCTCCGGCTGTATCTCTGATGAAAGCTCCGGCTTGTACGTCTCCACGCTCTATAGCCTTCAGAAGCATTGACGCCATTAGTGCGTCTTGTTTGGTTG